GCCGAAGCGGCTTTCGTCAATCAACTTCAAAAGGAAGTAAAGGAGTTACGAATTGGCTAAGAACCTTTCATTGACCGGGACCGTCACGATTGCATCGAGCGGGACTGTATCGACGTCGATTACCATCGAGGGCGGCAGGACGGTGCTTGCTGTCCTAACGCCAACGGCTTTGACCGGGACCTCGCTAAAGTTCCAAGCGTCGACCGACGGCAATAACTTTTTCGCGTTGTACAACGGAGCCACTGAATACTCGGTGACTGTTGCGGATTCGCGGTACATCGCACTTAATACCGAAGTGATGGCCGGCGTTCGGTTTCTCAAGGTTGTCAGCGGGTCAAGCGAAGCGGCAGCAAGGACGATAAGCGTCATAAGCGGGGAACTGTAAATGTCGGCTATCGGAGAAGCATTGCGAACCAAGCTACTAAGCTACTCGGCGGTATCTACGCTCATCGGGCAGCGTATGTATCCCGATGCGTTGGTTCAAAACGCAACGCTTCCAGCGGTGGTTTACTACGTCACTTCGACCGATCGAGACGATCACTTGCAGGGAATGAGCAAGCTGGCCGAAGCGCGATTTATCATTGAATGCTACGCGCTGACGCGAACGACAGCAAGCGCGATCGCCAGGGCAATTAGGGACACTGGAATCGATGTTTTTCGGGGCGTTGTCAGTTCGCACACTTTTTGCGGAATCAAATTCGATGCTGATCAATACATGCAAGAGCCGCCAACAGACGGCAACCAAGAACATCGGTACATAGTTTCGTTTGATATGCTTGTTCACTACAAGGAGCCTTAACATGCCAGCGTTGACAGTTGCAGATACCGGACTCGGAGCGACGATTTCGGGGACCGGATTGGTTACCACTCAGGTTGTTTCGATCGGCGAAATGACGATCAGCGTTGATACGCTTGATATTACGAGTCTCGACACAGCCGGATTCGAGGCCCTTCGGCCTTCGGACCTTCGGAAGAACCCAGAGGTTGACGTTGTGTTTAACTGGCTCGGAGCGGCGATTCCGATCACTACCGCGATGATTCCAACCTCGGAGCCTTACGCGGGAATTTCCGTTACGGTCACCTTTCCAGGGGCAGGAAGCCTCCAAGGGACTGCTTTCGTCAAGGAGGTCAAGACGCCAAAGCTTGCTAAGGGCGAAGTCATGAGGGGCAGCTACAAACTGCAATTCGACGGCGCGACCGATATTACTTTCACCCCTGCTTAAGGAATGATCAAAGATGGTTTTTGTATTGAATCGCCAACGGGGCATTTCGTTGGCCACTGGGATCGAGCGGGACTTAAACCAATGCCAGATCCGCGTTGGCGGCAAGCTTGTGGGTTATTTGCAATTCGGCGAAACGCCACAGATTCAGGCGATATTTGAATTCCCGCATGATGCCTTGACGGCTGACGAAATCGCATCGCTCGAAATGCAACTCGAAGCGATCCAAGGCTATCCAGCAAAGGTTCAGCCGCCCGAACAGGTTTCGCGCACCTTCGTCAAGGCAGCACTCGAAGCAATCGAACAAGCAAAGGACGAAGAGGACGATGAGTAGCCAAGACGATTTCCTTGCACTGGCAAAGCGTGATTTGGCCGTCGAGCCGGTCACGGTCAAGGGTAAGCAATACTTCATCCATGAGCTATCCGAATCGGATGCGGCTAACATGGAGGTCGAATTGCAAACCAAAAAGGGCTATGACTGGACGGCACATCGGCGGGTTATGGTTGCCTATTGCCTGCGAGACGAAGCCGGGCAGCGGGTAGTCACGGATCCTAACGTACTGCGAGACCTTCCAAGGTCGGTTGTTGGGCCTCTTTACGATCAGTGCCTGGAAATCAACAAGTACGACCAAGGCGAAATCGAGGCCCTTGCAAAAAAATCAGAAAGAGCCGACGTCTAAAAGTGGCGTTTAGGCTCTGCCTGAAATGGGGAATCCGGGATCCGGCGGCGTGGATGCAAAGTCTACCCGCTGGGGCCTTAAATCAGTGGCTAGCGTGGGACATGGTGGAACCGATGGGGGAACGCTGGATGCAAACCGCAAAGCTCTTGGAGGCCCTCTATTTGCCCCTCTACGCACGCGCCGACGAAGAACCGCCAGACGCATCGGATTTTATGCCGGATCGCTTCTATCGGCCAAGGGTTAGCGCAGCGTCGATTCTCAAGCAGTCGGCTCAGTCTTGCAAGGCGATGGCGAACCAAGTTAAATCGATGTTTGGATTCGGAGGCAAGTAGCTATGGCACAGACGATCAACGTAGCGAATATCCGAATCGGAATGAATGCCGACGGCGGCGAATTCACCCGAACCGAATTACGAAGCATGACTGCCATCCTAAAGCAGTCCGAGCCGCCGCTTGATAAGTTCCGGGCTCAAATGGCATCGTTTGAGAAGGGGCTACGCGAAGGCGCGATAACCATCCAGCAATTCGTCCAGGCTGAAAACCATCTAATCGCCAAGTACGGTATCGCGACTCAGCAGACCGAGCAACAAACGGCAGCAACCAAGCGACTGGCGCAAGCGACGCAAGACGCATCGAGGACGGTTGATGCTCAAGCAATATCGCTTCGATCACTACAGGCGGCAGCGGGCCAATACATCGGCATTGCGGCGGGGTTTCAGGCGATCAAGAAATCCGTTTTGCTTGCGACGGAACTTGAGAATAACGCGATCGCTTTCGAGGTCATGACGGGCTCGGCATCTAGGGCCAACACACTCCTAAAAGAGTTCAAGCTCCTCGACGTTCAAAGCCCGCTAAACTACGGCGAATTCGCTAGGGCCGGGCAGACGTTGATGCAGTTCGGTGTTGAGTCGACGCGGGTATCTCAGCACCTTGAGCGGCTTGCGGCGATCAGCCTTGGCAATCGAGACAAGTTCCAAAGCCTTTCCCTGGCCTTTGGGCAGACTCAAGCAGCGGGCCGATTGATGGGGCAGGAGGTTCTGCAGATGGTCAATGCGGGGTTCAATCCGCTACAGGAAATAAGCCGGACCACTGGTATTAGCATGGTCGAACTAAAGAAGCGGATGGAGGACGGGCAGATATCGGCTGAAATGGTTGCCAAGGCATTCCAGACGGCCACATCGGAGGGCGGGCTATTCTTCGGCATGAATGAGCGGCTAGCGCAATCCATGTCGGGCCAGTTCGCAAAGATGGAAAGCGAAATCAAGGCGGCAGCGATAAGCCTTGGAACCGACTTGATGCCGATGCTCAAACAGGTCACTGGGATGCTCAGGGAAGGCATTGGAGGCGAGGGCGGCGGCGAGCGAGGGATTGTCGGATTCAACATCAAGCTAGCCTCGGATGCCTACGCTTCGCTTTTTGCCGGGATCGGTACGGGCATCGAAAGCGCGTCCAAGTCGGTTCGCAATCTGGACCTAACCTCGGGTCTTGTCGGCGCGGTAATGGATGGCCTCAATGCGACGCTAGACAAAAGCCAGGAAATCAAAGACGCGGAGTTAGACCGGGAAGCGGCGTTAATTAGGGCGGCCAATCAAGAGGGCGAAATAGCCAAAAAGAAAGCCGAGCAAGTCGAGCAATCGAAGCGACTTGCTGAGGCTGAAATGGAGCGAACTAAGGCCGAGAATCTTCGAGTAAACACACTCAAGGCCGATACCGAATTCCAAAAAAAGGCTTTTGGCGACCTATCCAAGCTTCGCGAAGAATACGACAAGCTCACACTAGGCGACGATGAAGCAAGGCGGCAAAAGCAGGCCAGGGACGGATACAAGCAGCAAGATATCGAGCGTTTCGAGAATATGCAAAAGATGGTTGATGCCGAGAAGCAACGCAAAGACGCGATGAGCGAATCGGCGGCGATCGAAAAAGAAATGATGAGCGATAAGCAAAAGGCTACAGCGGAAATCCAAAGGCTACGAGGTTTGTTTGCTCAATTGACGCCTGAGCAGCAAGCCGGGTCGATGGGGCAGGCAAACATAGCTAAGCAGGCTCAGGTCCAGCAAAAACTATCCGACCCAGCAGCAGACATCGCCAAAAATATTGCTCCTGCACTTAAAGCCGGATCTAAAGAGGCCTTCGCGTTCCTGCTTAATCAGCGAACCGACGCAGCGGAAAAAGCAGAGCGGAAAAAATACCAAGATCAAATGCTAGTCGAGGCTCGAAAGGCCAATGAGCTTGCATTGACAGCACCAAGACTAGCGGGGGCAAGGTAATGGCTAACGAATTGGTCGGCGCAGAATTACGCAAAGGATCCGGTTTTGCCCGCAAGGGTCAAGGCTTTCAACTCATCCTCGGCGAAACTTGGAACTATCGGGTCAAGACCGATCAAGTTACCAGCAACCGCCAGAGCATCCTTTACGATACGCCTGGACTTCCTCGGGCAGGATTGCTTTACGGGCCATTAGGCTTGATTTGCGATAGTGTAGATTGCGATCGAGAAGAAAAGCACGCTCTTTACTGGCTAGTCACGGCTCGATTCCAAACGGGGACCGAAGAACAAAAACAGAACTCAGAATCGAATCCAGACCCGGCAACATGGATCCCGATATTCAAGATCGATTCATTCGTGACGAAGGAAAAGGTTCTTGCTAAGGATCGATCAACGCCTGCTAAATACCCTGTCAATTCAGCCGGTACGCCATTCGATCAACCGCTAACCGATACATCGAGCTTTTGCCAGTTCTCTTTCGTTCAGTTCGACGACCCAGGGCTAAAGCTCAAGGACTTTCTTGACCGAAACGACATCGTTAACAAGTCGGCGTTCACGGCACTGGGCCAGACGTTTGCAGCTAGAACCCTACTCCTAGAGGTTCAAGAGGCCGAATTAGGCTCCTATGCGGGCTACGCAGCATGGAGAGCCAAATACAAGGTGACTTATGACCCGGACACGCACGATGAAAAGCGGGCCGACATTGGGCCGTTCTATCTCGACGGTGGCAATAAAGTGCGATATATGGACGACACTAAGCACTTCCCGATGATAGGGGCCTTAAACGGATCAGGGGCAAAAGCAACTAACCCCGCCGAGTTGGTTTTTCGGTGCAAGAAGGAAGTCGAATTTTCCACCAT